AATAAGCGTAATTGCCACCAATACGGGTAAACACAGGGTGAAAATAATTTTCTCAATGGTTTTATCATTCATATCAATATCCTTTAGTTAATGCAATTTTTCGGCGGATTCGGCGGCTGGCAAGGCCGTCTGAAACGGATTTCGGGGCTATTTTTTGTCGGCTTCTGGCTCGATCCGATATGGCTCAAATCGGAAAATCTCCAGCCCGAGACGGTCGTTAATGTCTAAAAAGGTTTGTTGGAGCGGCTCAACCTCATTTTTAGCAAACACCTTTGCTACCGTTGCCGCGTCGCCCAGTCCGCCGGTATTTTTCGGCACGATGCCCATCAGTGCGGGCGGCACTCGGTGGATTGCCAGCATATCTTCCGCGCTGACCTGCTTAATATTTAAAAATTCGTCTTTGGCGGCTACCTCGGCGATGGGAATCAGTTTGATGCCGTCAGGATTTCCGCCCGGTGAGCGGAGCAAAACATTTTTAAAATTGCCGTCGCCTTTGGACTGCCTCAGTTGCTGTTTGACCTTGGTCCAGTCCTCCTCATTCATTTTGCTTTCGGTGGCGTATAAAATAAAGCCGGCATGCGATCCGTTTTTATAGTAACGCACCCTAAACTTAGTCGCGGCAGCGTTGAGGTCGGCGGAATCAATGGCGGATAGGTAATACGGCAGGCCGTATACCTCCTGTTGCAGCGTTGGCTGCATCAGATGGACAACATCGCGGCCGTCTAAAATTTCGTAGTTTGTGCCTAAAAAATCATTGCGAAGATAAATAAAATCGCGCAAATTGGATGCCCGTCGCATATAAAGTGCAAGCCGACTTTGCAGGCTGACGGGCTTGCCGTAGGCGTTGCGCTGTATTTCTAAGTATCCGTTGCCCAGCACTAAGTAATTGTCGGCCAGTTTTTCAAACTCCGCACGGGACAGCAGTGGCGTGGGCTGAAAAGTTACCTTTAAAATGTTGATTTTCATTTGTAAGGCGCTGGCATGGTGCAGGCCGTTTTTGCGCAGCTTAAGCAAATCCATCCATGAGACGGGCGGCTCAAAATAGCGGCCGTTATCCATGCAGCCCACGAAGTCGAGCAGGCTGTGTTCGCCCGCCAACTCGTCAAAACTAAAAATCTCAATATCCATAATTTCCAATCCAATCTTAATAAATATCAACGCTGGCCCGGCCTCCGAGATTGCCGTCCAGTGGTTCTTGATAAAACACCTGCAATGCTGCCCATGCCGTATCTGCATGGCTTAATTCGGCGGTGCGGCCGCTGGCATAGGTTACGTTTTTACCGCCCGCCGTCGCTACGGTTCGGATGCTCATAAAGGCGGCCGTTATGTCTTTGTGCGAAAGCTCCCACTCTACGCGCCCTGCCCTCATGAGCGCGTGCATCTTGTTGACCATCAGGTATTTTTCAGGCAGCGAATACACCACGCCGATAACGGTGGGAAAAAATCCTTGTACCAACTGAAAAACCGCCGCGCCCAGTCCCGTTTTGTCGATAACGATTTTTTCGACGTTGTACCGCTCAAAAGTTTTGCGGATAAAGTCGGCCTGTGCCTGAAAATCGTTGCCGTGCAGCATGTGCCGGTCAATGATGCGGAATTTGTCGCCAAAGAATCGCGGCGGTAATACCACCACCAATGCCGCCGCATCGCCTGTGTCTGCCGGGTCATAACCGATCCACACGGGCAGATTGCCGACCGGACGGGCGGCGGTCGGTTTGTAAAAGTCCTCCCATTCCTCCCATGAGTCCACTGCGCATTTTTGCAGGTCATCAAACTTAAAGACCGTATCGCCTGCCTCGACAAACTCGCACATAAACAACTGGCGAAACTCGGCGGGCGAGTTTTCCAGCAGTAGTTGTTTGCGGTCAAAAAGATTACAGCCGCCGCGCTCGGCGTCGTCCAGTGTAACGATGTGGCGGAATTGGCCGTCTTCGCACACCCGCCCGCCGCTGAGGGCGGCGTGGGAAACGTCCAAAGAAATATGCTCCGACTTCGACCGTCCATCGTTAAATTGCTGACCGTTCCAAAAGCTGTAAGCGGGGTGCGAAGTGGACGACGGCGTGGAAAAATAAGTAATGCGGTATTGCTTCTGCGCCGCCATAGGCCTCGCCAACCGCGTTAATTCTTTGAAGTCGGGAATCCAAAAATATTCGTCCACATACAAATCGCCATGCCGCCCCTGCGCCGTTCGGCTGGGCGGGCGGCTATGGCGACGTACTCGAGCTAAAAGCGGAGCCGTGGCACAAAGATGAAAGCAGAACCGCCCTGCTCGCCCGCTTGAGCGTACTGCCGAACCTGCAAGAGCTGTGGGATAGCGGCGAGAAAATCTATACCAGCATGGAAATCGCATCGGATTTTGCCAAAAGCGGCAGGGCCTATCTGGTCGGGTTGGCGATTACCGACAGACCTGCCAGCTTGGGCACGACGGCAAATTTCAGCGTTGCCGCAGCGCAGGCGGACAAGGGCAAAACCTTTACGCCGTACCATCTAACCGAAACCAACGAAAGAACCATCATGACGATTGCAGCAGATAAAAACGCGGCGGCAGCCGACAAGCCATTAACTGCCGAAGTGGCGGAAGGCATTTTTTCCCGCCTGTTTGCGAAATTTACCAAGGCGGAAGAGACGCCTGCCGATGACAAAGGCGGCGCGCCGGCAGAAGCTCCGGCAGTGGACAAAAAAGAAGACGGCGGCAAGACCGAAAAAGACGAACAGAATAACGGCGGCAAATACGCCGCGCAGTTGGTGCAGGCTGCCGAACTGTTGGAAAAATTTGCCGAAAAAATGGACGATCAACAGGAAAAAATTAAAGAGCTTGAGGGCAAAGTCGCTGCCTTTGAGAAACAGCTCGAAACCGTTGCTTTTACCGGCAATCGCGCGCCGCATACCGGCGCGGGTGAAGGTACGGCCACCACAGGTTGGTAACAGCCATTTATCCCGAACACACACATATTGAGGAAAAAACATGCAACGCAAAAAACTATCTGTGGCCATCGCCGCCATGTACGCCGCCGTCGCGCAGGCGAACAACCTGAGCCCCGAACAGGTGCGTGAAGACTTTAGCGTCGCCCCTGCCGCCGTGCAGCGGATGTACGACGAAATCTCCAAATCAAGCGAGCTGCTGAAGCAAATCAACATCAGCGGCAAGGTGGAAAAAGTCGGCGACGTTATCGGATTGTCTACCGGCTTGATCGGCAGCAATACCGATACATCGGACGACAACACCGAGCGCAAGCCGCGTTCAATCCACAGTCTGAGCAAACGCACTTATAAGCTGGAAAAAACCAACTTCGACGTGCGCCTGCGTTATGACGAGATTGACCAGTGGGCACATGTCACCTCCGATTTCCCCGCTCGCATCAACCGCAAAATCGCTGAATCCATCGCCATCAGTCTGATTACGGTCGGCATGAACGGCACGTCCCGCGCCGCCAACAGCAACTTTACCCAAAACCAACTGCTGCAAGACGTGGCAAAAGGCTGGCTGCAAAAAATGCGCGAAGAAAACGCCGCGCGGGTGCTGGGTAAAACTAACGAAAAGGTCAAATACGGCCCAGGCGCAACCGAGTACAAAAATTTAGACGCCGTTGTTACCGATGTGCTTAACGAGTTGATGGACGAGCGTTTTGCCGACCGCAGCGACTTTGTCGTGTTGGCCTCCCGCCGTACCGTCGGCGATAAGTACCTGCGTGTTGTCAATGCCTCCGGCGACAAGGCGACCGAACTGGAAGCGGGCGGCCGTCTGAGCGAAAAACGCACTTTGGGCGGCCTGCCGGTGATGTATGTGCCGAATATGCCTGCAAATACCCTGCTGATTACGCCGCTGTCCAACTTGAGTATTTATTACCAAGTGTCGGGCGAACGCCGCCACATCAAAGACGTGCCGGAAAAAGACCAGATTGAGTGCTACCAGTCTAAAAACATCGACTTTATCGTCGAAGAGTATGGCGCGGCGGCATTGGTCGAGTATCTTGAGTACACCGCCTAACGGAAACAGGCCGTCTGAAAAATTTTCAGGCGGCCTATGGGGAAAAATATGAGCTACGCAAGACGCCATTTTGAGAAAACCACTGCCGAAATTGCCGCCGCCGAAGCGGGTGGCGCGGATTTGGGCAGTCTTAGCGCGTACCAACGCCTGTTAAAAAGCCTGCATGACGACAAGGTTTTGCTCAAATCCGTCAGCAGCATTGCCGACAAGGTACATATTAAAAAGCAGGCATTGCCGGCCTATCAGGAGTGGATAGACGGCATCACTGCCGCCGGCGCCGTGCAAGCCGACGACAGAATCGCCGCCACCGTCATCGTGTGGATGATTGACTGCGGCTTATTGGATGAGGCAATGCCGCTGGCCGACGTGCTGATACACAGCGGCCTTGAATCCGCCGACGAATACAGCCGCTCAATGCCCGAAATCATCGTCGAGCAGATGGCCGACCAAATCGAATCCGGCTCAGAAATCAGCGCAGAAAGTCTGAAAACGCTGATTGAGTGGGCAACGGCGAAAAAAGAAGACGGCCTGCACGAAATCAATCTGGCCGACGTCATCCGCGCCAAACTGCTGAAGGCGGCAGGGGAAAAGGCAGAGGCGGCAGACGACAACGAAACCGCGCTCAACCTGTACCGCCAAGCTGTCGGCTACAACGATAAGGCAGGCGTCAAAAAACGAATTGAGGCACTGGAAAAACAGCTTGCCTCCTAACCTCTCCCCCCGATGCGGCAGGTGGCGGCAGGTCATGAAGGAAAGTTTCCGTACTGCCCATGCCCTCGCCGACACCATGCCGCATCACCTATTCTGACGGGCGAAGCATGACCGGATTCAATTTCAACACTGCCCCGCAGTCCGTGCAGTCTACGGGCTGGGAAACGATAGACAGCGGCAGCTTTTGGCCTGTCGTCAATCTCAACGATATGCGCCAAGCCATGCGTATCGACGCAAGCGTTACGTCCGAGCGGTTGTTTGATGCCGCCGCTTCGGCGGTCAGCAAGGTAAACCGAAACCTTGCCGAGCTTAGAAAACACGCCCAAGCCGAAGGCAAGGCGGAATTGGCGCAGTTGTCGGACGAGAAAATAAACGGCGTCGCCTTGCCGGTAATGCGCTACCGCCGCGCGGTGTACTGCTTTACCGCCGCGCTCATCCTCGAAACGTACTCCGACACGGCGGCGACGGGTAAAGTGGCCGACAGGGCGGATGCCAAGCAACAGCAGGCCGACGATTTTCGGCGCGAGGGGCATTATGCCGTCGCCGACTTAATCGGCCGCGCCCACACAGACAGCGAGCTGATATGAATACCGAGACCGTCGTCAGCCGGGAAGGCGATACCATCAGCAGTATTGCCTACGAATACTACGGCAGCAGTGCGGAGCAGGTGGAACGGATATTGGCGCGCAATCCGGGGCTGTCGCAACAGCCTGCCGTCTTGCCTGCGGGCGTATCCATCGTCATGCCGCCGCCCGAAGAAGAAAAAACCGAAACCGTGAAAACGGTCAACCTATGGGAATGAAAACGTCATGACCCAAGACAAAACAACCACTGCCATCAATACGGCCGTCATTATTATCGGCAGTTACCACGTCCATGCCTCCGTCGCCTTCGGCGCACTGATTGGCGCGTCGCTGTTTGTGCTGAGCCAAAAGGCCGCGCGGCCGATAAACAAGGCTTGGCTGTTTGCGGTGTCCTTTGTCGGCGGCATTTTTGGCTACGACGGCGTGGAAGAGCTGATTAACTGGCTTGTGCCGGGTGAGGCCCTGCGCATTAACAGTTTTACGGCCGCTGCCCTATTCTCGGCAGGTTTGGTGCTGGGATTGCAGCGCGTTATGCGCCTGATCGAGCAAGGCCGTCTGAAAGAGGAGGTGCCTGAATGAATGCCGTCCAAACCGCCGCCGTTATCGCCCTGTCGCTGACTGCCGCCGTCCGCATCATCATGTTTGATGCGCGGGGCAAGACCCACAAACCGCTGAGCGCGTGCATCGCTTATTTGTCCATCGTTTGGCTGTGCAGCCTTGCGCTGTCGGCCGCCTTCGCAATGCAAAACCTGACCTGCTGGCTGCTGATCTTCGGCCTCGCCCTCCATACGGGTGCGGTTTTGTGGAGCGGCGGCAACGTCAGCAAAATCCATCCGCGAAAAATACGCCCCGAAGCAAAGGGGCGGGCGGCGTCCGAATATTTCAGACGGCCTCGCGGGAATTTTAGGGGCGCGGAAAAACATTAAGCGTCCGCCGACACACACAAAAAAGGAAATCAAAATGTCAGGCTATCAATTAGGAAAAACCAGCCTTGCCAAGCTGCAAGGCGTGCATCCGAGCCTTGTCAAAGTCATCCAACGCGCCATAGAGATTACTGGGCAGGATTTCGGCGTCAATGAGGGGTTGCGTACCGTGGAGCGTCAAAAGCGGCTGTTTGCCGCCGGCGCAAGCAGAACCATGAACAGTAAGCACATCAAGCAGGCGGACGGCTACGGCCATGCTGCCGACCTTATCCCGTGGGGTGATTTCGACGGCAACGGCACGAAAGAAATATCGTGGGCTTGGGCGCACTTTTATCCCATCGCCGAAGCGGTGCGCCTCGCCGCAAAAGAGACGGGTGTCCGCGTCCGCTGGGGCGGCTGCTGGCAGACGCTGAACGATACCGACAAGCCCGCCGAGGTACTGGTGGCCGATTATGTGGCTGCCCGCCGCGCCGAAGGCAAGAAAGCCTTTATCGACGGCCCGCATTTCGAGTTGGTGTAGGGGATAGCATGAAAAGTATGATTTATGCGGTCGCCGTGATTGCGGTTTTGCTTGCGGTTGCCGCCGTGCAGGGTTTTACCCTCTCGGCGCGCGCAAAAAAAATCGATACGCTGACCGAGTCCGTCAAAGACGCAAAAAAAGAGCTTAAGGCGGCGCGTGAGAGTGCGGAGCTGTACCGTCGGCGGGTGGAGGAGCTGCAAGTGCAAAACGATGCGCTGCAAATCAGGCTGGCGGCCGATGCCGGAAAAGTGCGGCAGGCCGCTGCCGACAATCCGAAATGGGCTTTACAACCTTTACCGTCCGATGTGGCCGCTGCCTTGGAGGGGCTTGATAAATGATAAAAAAACTTTATGCGGCGGCGGTAGCTGTGTGGTTGGTGGGATGTGCCAAGCCTGAGCCGGTTGTCGTCCGCGCGGCGGAAACCTGCCCGCCGGTGCCCGAATGCCGCGCCGAAATCGGCGAAATCAAAACCAACGCCGACTTATTGGACGGCTTTATCGCCTACCGCGCCGCGTTTGCGCAATGCAGGCTTTACCGCGACACCTTGGCGGCCTGTCTGCATCCTGACAAGGAGGCGCGGCCATGACCGATATTTACGACCAAGCCGCCGAAATCGAGGATATGCACCGCCGAATCGCGCTGGAAAATCAGGCGGCAAGAACGGCGGGAATGGCCGCCGTCTCCGCCTACGAGTGCGAAGAGTGCGGCGAGCCGATACCCGAAGCCCGCCGTCAGGCCGTGCCCGGCTGCCGCTGCTGTGTCGACTGCCAGCAAATCGAAGAGCGTAAACAACGCCTGATGGCGTAGAGGCCGTCTGAAAATGGAAAAACCTGAAAAACTGCGCGCCGAAATCGAAAAGCACCTGCCCGAAATCAAAAAAAATCCCGAAAAGCTGTCAATGTTTATCATGCCCGGCCGGGTAGTGGCGAGCAAGGGTACGCTGAGCCATGAGACACGCTTTACGCTCAGTATCCTGATTACCGATTTTGTCGGCGATTTGGATATATTGAATGCCGTCATTATCAACTGGCTGCAAGACAATCAGCCCGACATACTCGGCCCGGGTGATACCGATCCGAATGCCTACACCATCGAGGCGGAAATTTTGGGCGCGCACAGTGCCGACGTTTTAATCGAGCTTAAATTGACCGAGCGCACGACCGTCCTTGTTGATGACGGCGGCAATATCGAAATCGGCCATCCGCGCAATGCGAACCGGAAAGACTTGATGAATGCACTGGGAATTAGCGATAACCTTGTGGGAGTGCCATGACGGACCAGACCCTAGAACTCTATATTCAACAAATTGACGGTTATATAGATAAACTATCTGTTAAAGGCCTGCTTCGTCTGAAAGGTGACATCGGCAGGGTTGTGGAGCAGGCAAACAGACGCAGAATCAAAGCTAATATCCTGCCTGATGGTAGTCCCATGACCCCGCGAAAACAGCCAAAAGAGCAGGGGCGAAAACTCAGGGCAAATGAGCGGCTTAAAGTCGGACAGCTTTTTATCTATATGCGCGGTCAGCACGCCGGGCGTATCCGACGGTTCAAAAATATTAAAACAGCCGCCAGTGCTGCCAAGAAGACCCGCATCGATACGGCAGCCTATGATCCGCAATACGAATGGGGTTATGAAATCGAAACGCGCGGCGTATCCAGATTTGACCGTGATTACATTCGGGTGGTAAAGGGTAAGCCGACCAGTGAACCCATCCGCAGCCGTATGTTTACAAAAATTCACCGCACTAAATATCTGAAGTCAAAAATCACCAATAACGGTGTGGCGATTAAATTCATTAGCGGAATGACTTCATGGATTGCGGCAGCCCATCAGGAAGGAGAAGGCAACCGCCCTGAGCGTACCTTATTGGCATTCAGTCCCGAAGAACTGGAAACCATTGAACAGCTTGTCATCAGCCATCTTTCTGTCAAAAATAAACAAAGCTGACGCCTCTGGTGCGGCAGTCGGCTAGCGGGCGGTTTGCGAAGCCAAGAGCCGACAGACTTTCTTATAAACAAGCAAACTATTGAATTGATTAAAGAAATAGAAATAGCTGGAATTCCAGCTATTTTGAAAAAACAAGGACTTGGCACATTCGTTCTTGACACCCGCGCCGCCGCCGCCTTAATATAACCGCACTAACTTCATAAGCGGTTTTAAACGCACCCGAAAGCTGCGGCTTTTTTGTGTCAACACAATTTAGCAAGTCATTGATTTTATTTTGCGCTGGTTTCGAGCGCGAATCTCCCGGTCAATGGCGGGTCCAGAGGACTGAATACAATACCCGATGGGGGAATAAGTCCCGCCGACTTATGACGGTAGTTGAAGCCCGCCGCCCAATACGCGGCACTCTCAAACTAATTTCATAAGGAGTTCGCCATGAACGCTCAAATTCAAATCTCAAATATCATCATCCGTCGTACTGAAAACGGCTTATTCAGCCTCAACGATTTACACCGGGCAGCGGGCGGTTTGCGAAGCCAAGAGCCGTCAGACTTTCTTAGAAACAAGCAAACTATTGAATTGATTAAAGAAATAGAAATAACGAGAAATCCCGTTATCCTTAAGAAACAAGGACTTGGCACATTCGTTTGCCGCGAGCTGGTTATCAGTTACGGTATGTGGATTTCCCCCGCCTTCGCGCTGAAAGTCATCCAATGTTTCCTCGACCGCGAAGATGCCGCGCCCGCCCCGCACGAAGACACCCTGACCCCGACGCAAATCCGCCGCGTGTCCGAAGCAGTCGCCGATCTGTCCCGCATCAGCCTCGAAACCACGCAATCCGTTTACGCCCGCCTGCACCGCCGCTTCGCCGTCGCCCAAACCGCCCACATCCGCGCCGCCGATTATGCCGAGGCGATGCGCTTCTTGGGCTTCCCCGATACCGCGCCCGTTGCTCCCGCCGCACCCAGACTCGGATCCGCCATAGACGGCGCGGCATTGCACGGGCTGGCCTCCATGCTGTACTACGGCGCATGGTCGATAGAAATGGGTAAGGACGCATCCGAACCGCTGCGGCGGCTGGGCTGTCCCAAAGGCATCACCATGTGGACGGTATGGAGCGAAACCCGCCGCCTACTGAGCCAAAGCTGCCGCACGCTGGAAACTTTGGCGGACATGCTGCCTGCCGATTCCGGCCATAAGCCGTATATCACGGAGGCATTGGCGGATATCCGCCGCACGGCAAAAAACTGCATGATTTGACGAAGCGGAATGACAAAGGCCGTCTGAAAGGTTTTCAGACGGCCTTTTTGATTGCCTCTTGTAAAAAATCCCCTTAATAAACCGCACTGCCCGCGTCTGCCTGCGGCTGCCGCATAATCGGTCATCGTATTGTCTGAGGCCGTCTGAAATGTATGCCGAACTCTCCCGCATGATTGCCAACCTGATTAAACAGGGCGTCGTTGCCGAGGTAAACGCTTCGGCGGGATTGGTGCGCGTGCGGCATGGGGAGCTTTTGACCGACTGGCTGGGTTATTTCGTCCCTGCCGCCGGGGGTGTGTCGGTGCATCGACCGCCGTCGGTGGGGGAAAACTGCATTGTGCTGTCGCCGAGCGGCGAGCCTGCTAACGGCTTGGTGCTGTGCGGCGTCAAGTCGTCAGTCCATCAACAGCCTTCGGGCAGTGCGGATGAGACCGTGGTCAGGTTTCCAGATGGTGCGCGGGCGGAATATAACCATGCTGCGGGCAGATTTAAGCTGTCGGGCGTGAAAACGGTGGAGGTGCAGGCGGCCACATCGCTGACGATAGACTGTCCGGCTAACACGGTTAAAGGCGCGCTGACGGTGGAGGGCTTGTTTACTTATCAGGCAGGCATGAGCGGCAGCAACGGCGCAACCGGCACGACGGCGATAACGGGCAATTTTGTGCATAAAGGCTCGTTTGCCAACACGGGCAGTATGTCAAGTAACGGCGTGGTCGTCGATAAGCACGTCCATGACGGCGACAGCGGCGGCACGACGGGAGAGCCGAAAAAATGATGAATGCCGATACCGGTCGCGCGTTGCAGCTAAAGGCTCATATTTCGCAATCTGTCCGCAACATTTTGTTTACCCGTATCGGCACGCGCGTGCAGCGCGAAGAATACGGAAGCCTGTTGCCGGAACTCATTGATATGCCGCTTAACCCTGTAACGTTGATGATGTGCCGCGTAGCCGTGGTTTCGGCCGTCGCGCGCTGGGAGCCGAGGATCAATATCAAATCCGTAAATATCGAGGCAAGGCGGCCGGCCGGGGTTGTTATCAGCTTTGATGCGGAGATAAAGGAAACCGGAGCTATCGACAAATTTTTAATAGAGGCCGTCTGAAATGCCGCAAATTACCGATTTAAGCAAAATTCCGCCGCCGGAAGTGGTGAAGCAGGTCAGTTTTGAAGATATTTTGTCCAGACGCAAGCAGCAGTTTATCGAACAGTATGAAACGAAAGAGCAACGCGAACACTGGGCAGAGGTGCTGAAACTGGAATCAGAGCCGGTTGTTAAACTACTTGAAGAATGCGCGTATAGCGAGATGTTGTGGCGGCAGGAATTGAATGAGGCGGCGCAAGGGTTGATGCTTGCTTACGCCCGCGGCGGCGATTTGGATCAGATTGCGGCGATGTTTGACATCAAAAGATTCGTTGTTCAGGAGGCGCGCACGGATATTTATCCGCCTGTCGAGCAGGTTATTGAAACGGACGACGCATTGCGCGCACGGGTGCAGCGCGCGTTTGAAACATTGTCGACGGCGGGGCCGACGGCGGCATATGAAAGCATTGCCGCCGGCGCTCATGCACACGTCAAGGATGTTAGGGCCGTCAGCCCGTCGCCGGCCGTCGTCGATATTGCCGTGCTGTCGAATCAAGGAGACGGCGCCGCCGCCGCCGAGGTTGTCGCGGCGGTAACCGCTGCCGTAAATGACAGATACCGCCGGCCGGTTGCCGACAGGGTAACCGTGACATCGGCGGAAATCGTCAGATACCGCATCGTGGCCGCGCTGAAATTGTTTAAAACACCGGATTACGAGCCGGTGCTTGCCGAGGCGCGGCGGAAGATGGCCGCAGCGGCGGCAGAGAATCAGCTTATCGGGCGCGATGTTGATTTATCCATGATTTATGCAGCGCTGCGCGTAGAGGGCGTGCAGGGTGTTGTTATCAGCGAGCCGACGCAGAATATCGTCATTGGCGACGCGCAGGCGGCGTTTTGTACAGAGATAGAAATAACATACGGCGGCGAGAATGAGTGAGTACCGCAGCTTGCAACCGTCAAGCCGGACGGAGCTTGAAAAGAATATCGGCGAAAGTCAGATATACCCCA